GTTGACGATCCAAGTATGGTCCACGGCCACCTCGTTGATGACCGGGGTGACGTTTACGTCTAAGTTTTTAGTGCTGCCGTCCGAGGACTGGTGATCCAGTATGTAAATGTCTTGGGGGTGGAAAAACTGCTTGTAGTAGGCGATCCACTTGGGGAGGAAATACCCCTCGTCCTTGACCATTACAAAGACTGCACAATCCCTCATTTACTTTTTCGGCTTGTAGCGGTCTTTGAGCCGCGCCCCGAGGCTTTTGAGGGCTTGGAGGTCGGCTTGGTTTTGCGGGACTTTGGCGGCCCATCGCTTGAACTGGAGGGCTGCGGGCGTAGCCTCTCCGTTCTTGTCTTTGAGAGGGTGTCCAGCAGAGAGTGCTTGGGCTGCTTTTCTGTAGATAAATTTGGCGCGGTCGTACTTGTCGCCTGTGCTTGCACCCTCAACTGACCGGACGGGCTTGCGAACACTACCACCCTCACGATTGTATTCAGCCATCTTCCGAGTAGTGCGAGCATTATATTTTTCCCATTTCATTTCTTTTTCGCCGCTCTCATGTTATCCACAAGGTTTGGGTAGGGGCGACCAGCAGACTTAGCCATCGCCTTGGCAGACTTCTTTTCCTTCTTGGACAATGGATCTGGCTTGCCAAGGGACTTGGGACGCTTTTTCTCCCAGACCGGCTTCATTTCTTGACCTTCATCGGGAGTTTTTTAAGGCTGGATTGGCCTTCCTTGACCATCTTCTTGGCGACCTTCTGGGGGACGCCGGTAGCCTTGGCGACCTTGGGAGAGGCGGCAGCGGCAAACATGAGCTTGGCCTGTTGCTTGGATTTGAACGGCATTTAATCTTCCCCTTCCATATCGGATTCTTCTTCCTCTTCCTTGCCAAACTCGTAGGCGGCGCAGAGGTTGGAGTCCATGCACTTGAATTCCCAAATTTCGCAGAAACCCTCTTTCTTGCCAAGGGTCGGGAGTTCCATGTTGAAATATTCGCAATTCCCACAATAGCGCATCTTGTCCTCGGAAGGACCGTAATTGGCCTTTAGGACAGCGTTGGCTTTGTTGGCTTTGTTTACAGACTCGTCGGTCAAAGCCTCGGGAAGCTCCATATCAGGCTCCAGCAGGCCGCCTTCAGGCTTCTCGCCCATCTTAGGCTTGCCGAGCAGCCCGATCATAATGACGGGACTCTTCATTTCTTGGGGCCGTACTTGCCGGGGGTGGGTTTCTTTTTCTTTCCGTACATTTTGATTCTCCAAAAAGAAGCCCCCCACGGCTTGTGACCGAGGGGGGCGAGGGGCTTGAAGGAGTGTGCTGAGGAGGGCGCACTACTCCACCGATGATTCTACATGATTTTGTTGCTGGATTGCAACAGTTTTGTATGCCCATTGCAATTTTGGTCCGTTGCCGTTTGTCTTTTCTACTTTCTCCCGCGACAGTCGGCCAGCCCTGCACAGACTTGCAAGCGAACCAGAGACAATGCCTGGCTTGAGTTCAAGCTGGTCCTGTAACTGTTTTAAGGTTACAGCCTCGGTTGAGTTTGAGACCAGTTCAAAAATGCGGTCTGTAGTTTTCATTCCTCTCCTTTCTAAGCGGGCAATCACGCCCCTCTCTACAATTAAATCCAAAATGCTCGCAACAATTTGGGGCCGGAGTTTTCCAGACTCTAATCGCAACAAGGATCACGATCCCGACCGCGATAATGGCCGCAACTTCTTTTGACACGAAAAGCATCTCCATCTGTTCCTCTTATAAATTTGTGTTGAGCCCTGATCTAAGTTCTTCCAAGTCTGGCAACTGAAGCAGCACTTCTGCCCTAGAGCTTTGGTGGCCGCTTCCGAGATTTGGGCTATGGTTGGGACGAAAATATCGCTTTCGGTTTTTGACATACCGCCTAACCTTTCCCTCGGACAACAGCGAGTTTAGTGCCCTGTAAGCTGTCGTCCTTCCCACTAGGAACCTGTCCATGATTTCCTCTACCGTCACCAGCTTTCTGGACATTATGTAACTTTTTATCCTCTCCACTTACCATCCTTTTATAGCGTTCCATTGATTCTCTGAGATCGGTCTTGGCAGCCGGAACATACTCAAACTTTGACCAATCGGGGTCAAGGATTCTACCCATGCTCTTCTTCTCCTTCAATCCCTCTGGCCCACTTATAAATTGCGACCGCTGACGATTCGATTTCCTGACATAACGCAACGATGGCGTCTCGGTCTGGATCATAAGATCTCGCCATCTCGTGCTGAAGGCGAGACCCAAGCTTGATAATGCGAACTGCATGATCTGCCTCATACATTACTGCCCTCCTATCATAATTAGAATCATGTAGCCTGTAGCGCAACACGCTACAAACACAGAACCGTCAAGCAGCCAGTTCTGCTTTTCTTGCGTCTTTTGCGGCGGTGATTGCAGCAACCGCAATTGGGTCTTGCTTCGTTGCGGCAAAGGCAGTTGCAAAGTAATTCTTGAGTTCTTCCACATTTTTAGCTCCTCGGATTTGTTGTACGAAATTTGATGCGTCTACTGGGTCGGTTTCAGGCAGGTCCTCGCCAGCGTAGATGTAAAGCCCAAGCCCATGCATAGCAATACATTTAGCTAGGCAGCGCATGATCGCGGTATTGACCTGAAATGCGTCTGGGTTCGGGATTGCTTTGTTGCGGTGGTCTAGCACCGGCAGTTGGCATGGCAGGGTCTTGTCAAACATTGTGACCTCTACAAATACCATTGCGGTCTCGCCAATCCTGCAATACGGCTGGTCAAAGTTAGCACCAAACATATTGACCTCCCACTTTGCTTTGGGGTCAGCTTTGATTGCCTCTTGCCAAGCCCAGGCCCACGAAAGATATGTCAGACCATTCTTTTTTTCCGTGTGGTCATTGACATTGACCTTAAGTAAATCAAGTGTGTTCATTTATCCCTCCTCAGAGATCGATGTTTAATTTAATGTATCTACCAACCTTGTTAAAGATATTTAACAAATCTTTGTCTAGCTTGTTATCTTTTTCAAAATTATTTTTGAACGATGCTAAAAAACTATACAAAGATAATGCTTCATCTTCTGAAATTCTCATAATTATCATCTTGCCCTCCTCAGAGCGTTGTCTAACAATTTTACCATTACCTCTGCCTGCTCGATTGTGAGATGCGTACTGATTGACATTGCATGATCTCTGTTGATATTCAGGTAGACGGTATCGCTATCACCCCAGATATGTATGCCAAGCGTACTGCCATCTTCATTTTCTAAGCGGACAGAATCTTCCTCCTGCTCCTGCTGCTCTAACTGCTGTTGGTGGTATTCGGCGGCAGTCATAGTGTCACCTTGATCTCAACTTCCAAGAAGCGAATCTCGTCCAGAATGTTGTCGTACTCGCGCTCTTGCTTAAACGTCCATTCTGTCTGTAGATTTTCTAATGCTTTTTTCTTGTCTTGCCACTTATCAAGTTCTGTAAACAGCTTCTCTTTTTTGAGAGATATTGACGGTGGTAGTAACCATGCACGTTCTGCGTAATTCATATTTGCCCTCCTCAGGACCGGCGGTATTGCCGTAGAACAGATATTACATAGTGTTTTATAAGATTGCAAACACTTTGTAACTGTCGTATAAACGCGACATGAGTCCTACCCAGCGATCCCTAAAACTACTACGAGAGCAGGGTTATTCCGTCTGGATCGTGGAGCATTGGAACCACTTTGCCCGTATCCGGCAGGATCTTTTTGGGTGTATCGACCTTCTCGCCATAGGCAACGGAGAGACCCTGGCAGTCCAGACCACCAGCCGTAGCAATGTTGCGGCGCGGCAGAAGAAGATAGTCGAGAACGAGTATTACCCAGAGATGGTACGGTCAGGCTGGCGGGTTCAGGTCCACGGATGGGGCAAGCTCAAGGACGGCTGGACGGTAAAAATAGTTGAACTTAATTAAATCTGTGGTATCGTAGTGGTGTCAGCGGTGTGGCAGCCGTTGGAACGAACCGTCACAAACACAAGCCCATATAAGTCTAGGGCGTGTGTAGAGTAGTAACCGATGAGGTTGGCTTGACGGCTCATTCGTTCCTATTCTGCTCATGCCAAGAGCCACGCTCTAGTCTTATGTGGGCTTTTTTGCGTCTGCTGACCGTACTGATCGCGTTAGCAATGCGCCCACCCCGGCGGCTGTCAAGAAAAGGGTACAGGTAAGCCACGATGTTTGTGAGCCGGTGCAAATCCGCAAGAATCCTGCGACTGGCAGCACTCCCAAGTCGAGGGTGAACGGTTCAAGTCCGTTGCATGGGAGTCCGGCATAGACCGGGGGCGAAATCCTGTCTCATACTCTGGTTGGGGTAGGGGGCAGTTTGGGCGAAATATAAGAATTCTTGTGCTAGGAGGGACTGTGAAGCTATTAGAGGATCTCAAAAAATACCTAGAGGTGTACCCTACAGCCAAACGAGAAGTGTGGGAGGCTAAGAGAGCCAACGCCATTGCAGCTATACAGAAAGAGTTAAGCAGACGGGCTGATGACCTGAAGATGTTTGATGAATTCTGGACCGCCTATCCTAAAAAACAAAATAAGCCTGACGCTAAAAAAGCCTGGCAACAAACCATAGAAGCAAGACCAAGTTTGTCTGTGCTTATCTCTGCAATCCTAGAGCAGTCTAAAAGCAAGTCGTGGATGGAGGGTTATGTACCCCTGCCTGCTTCTTGGTTGCGCGGTCACCGCTGGGCAGACGAAACAGAAATAAAGTTAGCCGGTGTCGTAAACGAGAAACCTTGGCACGAAACCGCAAGCGGAATCGAAGCCAAAGGAAAAGAGCTTGGTTTAGACCCATCTAAATTTGACTCCTTTCCTGCGTTTAAGGTTGCAGTCATGCGCCAGGCAATGAAAGCTGCATGATCCTTACCGCAAATAACAGAGACATTGCCAAGCAGCTTGTGGAATCTGCTGCTGATGGCATGGTGTTGGAGATTAGAAAACCCAAGCGTTCCTTGGACCAGAATCGCTACTACTGGGCCATACTGACCGACATCTCAGAACAGGTCGTACCTGGGAAAGCATACGAGCCGAGTATGTGGCACGAGTACCTGAGAGCCTTGTTCTTGCCGGAGCGGATGGTGGAGTTGCCGGACGGAAGCCTAAAGATGCTAGAGGCGAGTACGGCAGAACTTAGGGTAAACGAGTTTACAGACTATCTGGAAAAGGTTATAAAGTGGTCAGCCGAGCATTATGTAGTTTTTTCCGAGGAGACAAGAAACTATGGATCAAGCAGTCGCGTGTAAGAGACTACTATCGGCAGTCGTTAGTCTCGCGGTACGAGATTCCTGCCAGACACCTGGCAAGAAGATGTTGAACCAATTACCGAGGGATGCGCTTGATTTCTTATTTAACACAAGCGACGGTTACCTAGAGTGGCTAGACTTTGATCCCGAGCAGTTTAGAAAAAGATTGGTAAATACGATGTACGCAAAAAAATACTTTCCGATCTACGGGCTATCAGAAAACGACATACGCTGTATGCGTAAGAATTATCAGATGTGGTGCGATGAAAATAGACTATAAATTATTTGGCTTGAGGGAACCCGATTTTGGCGAAACACCGCTAAGTTGGGAAGAAGTTTTAGTGTGGCTGAGGATAAAAAAAGAGCAATGAATTACTTATCTGTTTGTTCTGGAATTGAAGCAGCGACAGTTGCTTGGCATCACATGGGTTGGAAGCCTGTGGCATTTTCAGAAATAGAAAAATTCCCAAGCCAGGTGCTTCAACATCATTATCCATCTGTTCCTAATGTTGGGGACATGACTAAATTTGAGGAGTGGAACCTTGACTCAATTGACCTTCTTGTTGGAGGAACACCATGTCAATCATTCTCAGTCGCAGGACTTAGAAAAGGATTGGATGACCCGCGTGGCAACCTCATGCTTACCTACGGTGCAATTGCTAAGAGATTTAGGCCCAAGTGGTTGGTTTGGGAGAACGTCCCCGGTGTCTTGTCATCTAACGGAGGAAGGGACTTTGCAACCTTCCTTGGAATGTTGGCAGAACTCGGGTATGGGTTCGCCTACAGAGTTCTTGACGCTCAATACTTCGGAGTGGCCCAAAGACGCCGCCGTGTGTTCGTTGTCGGATGTCTTGGAGACTGGAGAGCTGCCGCGGCGGTTCTTTTTGAGCGCGACAGCCTGTGCGGGAATCCTGCGCCGAGCAGAGAAAAGAGGGAAAGAACTACCGCCGGCTCTCCAACAAGCCCTCAATACGGTGGCTCAAACAGAGACACCGCCGACACAGTCACAAGCAAGTGGGCCAAAGGATCGGGAGGGCCAGCAGGAAATGAGTGCGGACTTTTTGTAGCGCAACCGATTGCTTGGGATGAAGAATTAAACCCAAGCATCAATATTGCAGGAACAATTGTGCGCGGTGATCAAGGTGGCAGACATGATGGAGTAGCCCAACCCATCGATGTTCCGGAGGTGATGTCCACCCTACTTTCCTCTACGGCGGGGGTATCCCGCCCCGGGAATGCGGCCACAGAGCATGAGACATATATTCCTATGGCTTACAGGAAGTCCAAGCGAGCTCAAAGTAAAGATGATGATGAGTCTTGGGTAGAAGATGAAATAACAAATACTATAAATTTGTTCGATCAGGGTGATATTAGAGCAACTCAAGCAATTTTGCAGCCAATTTCAATTCAAGATGTTCGAGGAATAGATAAGTCTCAAGGTGGGAAAGGATGGAATGATAATGGTACATCTTACACATTAGATACTCATGCAACACAAGGAATAGCACAACCAATACCAATTGACACTATGAATCATATTGGCCGAAAGGATAATCATTCTTTTGGTGATTTTGAACCTGGCGCACCATCATTCACTTTAACAAAAGGTCATAGCCATGCAGTTGCAACACAAATGGCAGTTCGCCGATTGACACCTGTTGAGTGTGAGCGATTACAGGGGTTTCCTGATGGCTACACCAATATCAAAGAAAATTGCCCAGATGGACCTCGATACAAGGCTTTAGGTAATAGCATGGCAGTACCAGTTATGCGTTGGATTGGAGAAAGAATACAAATTGCAGAGGAGATATGACCAAAAATGAAAAAAAACACTTATCCAAAGTCGCAGAACTTGGGTGCATCGTCTGCCGCAGACTTGGCTTTCTGGGAACGCCTGCTGAAATACACCACCTGCGGGCAGGACAGGGCTGGGGGCGTAGTTCCCATTATTCAGCAATTCCGCTCTGCCCAGAACACCACCGTGGCAAAACGGGAGTCCACGGCTTAGGGACAAAAGGCTTTCCAAAACACTATGGTTTTACCGAACAAGAGCTTTTAGAGGAGGTTTTAGAACTGTGCAAGCAATCGTAATCTCTACCGTCCACGCTAGGTGCTTGGTTACCCTAGCAGCCTCTGTGACATCCTATGTGCCGACAGATGTGGCCGTGTTCTTGGCTGGCTCCAAGATGATCTTTCCAAGACACAGGACTATTACCTTTGATAATACGGCCACCAACTTCGGGGATGCCTACAACTTTATTGTCAAGGAGGCTTTCAAGGAGTTTGACGAGATCGTAGTGTGTAACGACGACATTGTGTTCACTCCGACGACCTGGCAGACGCTATCCGAAGATGTTCAGCTTTTGAGGAGCAAAAGCATCCCCCTTGGCTGGGTAGCCACTAGGAGCGATTATGCCAGAGGTCTGCAAAACATCCGTCTTGGCAAGGGCGAGATGCGGTGGTTCCGGTTCCAGACCGAGGACGCCATTATCGAGACAGACGTTATCGCCCCGATCTGCGCCTATATCCACAAGGAGGCTTGGGTAGACTTCCCTCCGATAGATTGGTATAGCGACGATGTGCAATGTTTGGACCAGCAGGAACTTGGCTGGAAGCACTACATCTCCCGAGCCTACGTCCACCACGCTGGCAGCCAGACGGTTGGCAAGAACAGCAAGGAACTTATAGAATCCGCGAAACCTTGGATTCGGGAAAATAGGCCAGAACTTTACAACTTATGGTTTCGGACGAAAGATTGAAAAATTGGGCCTGGTGGTGCGCCTGGGGACATCTTGGCCCCGAGGTTCGTACCCGCGCCGCCTCTGCCGAGGGTAACTACGAATCCGAGGATGTCTTTGAGGGCGAAGAACCGCGAATTGAACCGGACATGATTGACGGGGAAATAATTGAACAAGCGGTCAGAAAACTTCCAGAAAAATATCGCAAAGTTCTAAAAGCACGTTTTATAATGTATCCGTACCACCTACAACATACCGTGGCTCAAAGACTGCGGATGTCGGTGGACAGGCTCGAAAGTGAACTTGTAAACGCAAAGAGGAGATTGACCAATGAACTCGAAAGAGATCGCTCAAGGCACACCCGAGTGGCTGAAAGCCAGGCTGGGATGTGCGACAGCATCACGGGCTAATGACTTCTGTGCCGCCGAAACAACTGCGGCTTACCAAAATCTACTGTGGCAACTGGTAGCAGAGCGAGAAACTCAGATTGTCGAAGAAGCCTATGTCAACGCAGATATGCAACGCGGAACCGAAATGGAACCCATCGCCCGCGCAGCATACGAGGCCCACACAGGGACTTTTGTCACCCAAACGGGCTTCTGGCTCCACCCGATCCCGTTCTTTGGCGCTTCTCCTGACGGACTGGTCGGAGATGAGGGGC